TTTACCCTCTTTGTAGTTTTCAAAGAGTGTCTTTTGATTGTCTGTAATAGGCTCGATCTTGTTTAGAAGATCGGCATTGATTGGTCTTTTTCTCTTCATCTGTTTAGCGGTCATTCCTACACCGATAGGAGAATCTTTTTTTCTTGCCATTACTTGTTAATCTTAGTAACTCTTGAGCCAGGAGACTTGGATGCCTTGTGTAGGACATCATTCCAGCCAGGATTTTTTGTGATTAGTTTGTCTTTCCACTCACCAACCTCTCCGAGGCCAGCACATCCTTCAGACCAATCTTTATCCCAGTCTGGATTATCATCTCTCCAGTTAGAATATTCAATCATAGTCATTGATAATTCTTTTTTCTCGCCAGTTTCTTTGTTAATAACAGGGTATGTGGGCATAAGTTTTACGTTTTGTAATATTATTTAGATTAACTCTTAGCGAATGCCTTCTCTGCATATGATCTAAGATAATCTTGAAAGCCTTGTTCGATTCCACCTACATTGTCATGTTCATCGCACCATATAGTGGCGAACTCATAAACGGCTCTTGTATGTTCTTCTAAGTGGTGTGTAAGGCATCGAAAACAAGCTGCTCTTAGTAACAACTTCTCTTCTGAGTAACGGGGGTCATCACTGTTACCCGTCATCATCCTCAAAGACTTCATCATAATCTGTAATTTGGTTAACAATCTCTTCATAATTTAGATTTAGTTTGTATGCCTCTGTATCAGAGTATATTTCTGATTCTAACGCATTTACAACATTTTTCAAGTCTTTAATCATGACTTTTAACTTTGCTCTATCCATTAGAGTGGCCTCCCATGTTTATCAACGAGTCCTAATTTTTTGACTTGAGATATATTTGATTTTTCTTTCTTCTTTATCTTCTTGTATTGTTTCATGATTTTGTCAACTTCATCTTTGAAGACTTTGACTTTGAGTTTCTTTGCTTCTTCTGAAGTGACAAAACCCAATCCTTGATCACTTTCTTTTCTTTGTTTCTCTTCCAAAAATTCGTTGATTCCAAGTTGAATCTCTCCCTCAATAATGTCATTAATTTGATTGCGAAGTTCATCACTCATGAGTTTCTCCTCACTCTCTTCTTAGGTTTACTTGCCACTGGTAAACCCCATGTCTTTGGACTTGCAATTCCAGGCCCATATTCAATACTCACGATAGAACCCGCTCCAAATTTGTCGTAGTACATATCAAATATGTTTACCTTAGCATGACATCTAACAAGGTCATTACGAACTGCATTATCAACCTTATATGTCACGATGTAGGCATCAGAAGGTAGAGTCTTATCTTTGAGTTCCTCACTGTTGCAGTTCTCTTTAATAAGACTTGTTGAGTATCTACTACTCAAATCTTCTTTCTCTTTTGGTGTCCAATAAGCTTCCGCCATCACCTCATCTCTGGTTTTTGTTTTTGCCATACTAACTTCGATTACCCCATTGTATATCAGGGAATGCCTCTTCAACTACAGCACGAGTCAACTTGTATTTCTTCTTTAGATTTTTGTCTTTCACCAAACAAATAATTTCTGCTTCATCTGGATGAAGACCCTCTAAGAGTTGCATAAAAAGTTGTTCTCTTTTCATAGGTCGAAGTGCATCATTCCCACCTTTAACAAAATTATACAACTTTTTCCATTCATATGCAAGGTGTAAGTGTTCGGTTCCAGCAGGCGCCTCGTTTTTATTAAACGGAACATCACCGTCTGGAAGCATCGACTGTACAGATTCATCAAAGTTCCAAATCAAAACAGACTTAAGATGTAAGGATTCATACTGTTTAAGTGTTTGAATCTTCTTTGCTTTTGTTTTCTGTTTTGATACTAATCCCAATACCTCACTTAAAAGAGGATTCCTTGGTAATCTATTTTCTCCTAATGTAGGATGTGTTGTAGTCATAATTCGTCGTCAATTTCACTATCAAAATTTAAGTTTTCAAATCGAAAGGCAATGATTTCATCTGGAATAACGTTACCTTTGAGGTCATACATCTCAGGATGCATCTCAGAGATATCATTTCTTTGTTTGTGTTCTTTGTATAACCATCCTATTATACCACCAACAAAGAGAAAAAGCACTGATATAAGAGTGCCGAGAGTTAGAGCGAGTGTTAACACATTACCTCTTGTACTTGATTTATTTAGTTTTAGTTTTTCGTCTCCCTCTTCTTCTTTCTTTTTCGTATCTTTGAGCATCTTCTAGAATCTCACTAAAATAATTTTTAATTTTTCTTGCCTTTGGTTTTCCAAGATGACCGTACGCCTCTCTTAGAATTTGATGTTCTCCATCTTTTCCACCTTTGATGTATTCACTCAGGTCGTCAATCAAATCTGTCAACTCTTTTGCAGTTGAACTATGATTAAACTCCTTTGCTCCGACTCCTGTTGTTTTACAGGACTTCATAAAATCATAGAACTTGAGATGGAACTTTTGTTCCTCAAATGCAACGTCAATTGCTTTATCTACGATTGTGTAAATGTCTTCCATTAAACTAAGTTTTTTTCCTCTAGGTATTTGAATGTATCTAAACACCCACCAATTAATTTGTCATCCGCCAATATTCTTGGGAATGATGACCCATAACCAAATTCAGAAATGAATTGTTCCTTAGTAAAATCAACACCAAGTTTATAAACTCGATATTCAACTTTTGCCAATTCTAAAAGTCTTTCTGCTTTTTTGCAATAAGAACATCCCTCTTTGGAATATAAAGTGAATTTCATTAATCCTCCTCAAACATATTATTACGAATTTCAAAGTTGTCAAGTCCCTTCACTTCGGAAGGTTCTTGTGAATAATGTAATCCATCATTTCCGTTTTGTGCAATGACATTCATTCTATGTGTTGTCTCTTCCTCATCCCAGAGTTCATGAATCTTTTCAATGTCAGCATCAACACTTCTCATTGTGTTTTCAATTTTAACATTAACCCATACTTTTTTGAGATACTCAATAAGTCCTAACGCAAGAAAAGAGATGGGGAACTTTTGTTTGTTCGCCCACCTCTCTGCCTTTGCATACCAAGGGTCTACCCCATCACCGAATTGTTTTTCAAATTTTACTCTTGGTGTAATCATTTAAAATTTAAGTACATTTACTGATTCCCAATCTGTTTGGAAAAGTTCTAAACCTTTGTCAGTTAGAATATGATTGTACATCTTTTCAAATACTGATGGAGGCATTGTAACAATCCCTGCACCGTATTCAAAAGACTTGCTCACACTACCCACACTTCTTATGGATGCAGGTAGAAGCTCTGTGTCAACAAAATTATATAGTCTCGACTGTTTTTCATAGATGTCTGCGATCTCTTTGATCAGATTCAAACCATTGAATGAATTATCATCAACTCGACCCACGAAAGGCGAGACGTAGGCAGCGCCTGCCTTCGACGCCAAGACCGCTTGAGCGGCACTAAAGATCAAAGTCACGTTTACTCTGATTCCCTCCTTTGAGAGGAGTTTACACGCCTTTAGGCCTTCGGGTGTACAAGGCACTTTGATTGTTGTGATTTCACCAAATTTCTCTTTGAGTCTACGACCTTCCTTGAGAAACTCATATGAATCATCTGTCACAATCTCCATACTAATATCATCAACACCAAGAAGTGCAATCTGTCTATAGACTTCCTCTGGGTCTTGACCACTCTTCTTAATTAGAGTTGGATTTGTTGTGACACCATCAATCAATCCAGTTCCATAATATTGTCCTATCAGGTCTACATCTGCTGTGTCTAAAAAAATTTTCATAAAAAATGAGAGGATTTTGTCCTCTCAAAGTATCATAGATTTATGTGCTTGTCAATATTTGTAATCAGATACAAACAAAGATTCATTTGATACACCATCATCTGATGCATAAAGTCCGCATGACGCCTCTGAATTTGCTCTTGCACGTTCGAGTAATGCAATATGTCCAGCCTTTTCATCAACACCAGACCATGCTCTTAGACATGAGTGTTGTAATGCACGACCAAATGAGAAAGATAGATTCCAAGGCACGTTTGAACAAGTCATCGCAACGTGTTGCATCTCATTTAGATATGATGATGCTTGGTCTTCACTTAGTCCACCAGATAAGAACACGATGCCAGGCACGGCAGCTGGAACACATCTAAGTAAAGTCTCAACTGTCATCTTTGCAACTGTCTCTGCGTCATCTTCTGGTGCATCACTTCCAGATACTGTCATGGATGGTTTGAGTAGAGTTCCCTCTAGATACACACCGTTCAGATGACATGCCTTATAAACTTCTGTGATCACACGTTGTTGAATCTTAGATGTAGTTTCAATACTATGATTTCCGTCCATCAGTATTTCTGG